CTATCGAATCAACAGCTAAAGGATTTGAGGAATTCAAAAAGCTGTGGGACAAGGCGGTAGAGGACCAGCGTCAGGGCAAGGACGGGTTTGTGCCGGTGTTTTTTGCTTGGCACGAAATGAACGATTACCGCAGAAATGTGCCAGCTAACTTTCAGAGGACGGCTGAGGAAGAGGAACTGGCAAAGACTTTCTGCCTTGATGATGAGCAGTTAGCGTGGCGTCGTTGGGCAATTGATAACCTGTGTGGCGGCGATATTGAGATGTTCCATCAGGAGTACCCTTCCACACCGGACGAGGCGTTTATAGCAACAGGCCGTTGTGTCTTTGATAAAAATGCTTTGGTACTGCGCCGCAAGCAGGTGCTGCAGCTGCAGTGGCAATTCGGACAGTTCCGTATCCGGTATGACGATGCGGGGATTATCAGCCAGTACAGCTGGGAGGTGGACACGCGAGGGTATATCCGGATTCTGAAAGAGCCGGAAGAAGGAGTACCATATGTTTTGGGCGCGGATACCGCTGGTACCGGCAGTGATTATTTTGCAGCACACGTGCTGGATAACCGGACAGGAGAACAGGTGGCGGTGTTGCATCAGCAATTTGGAGAACGTGCGTTTGCTGAGCAAGTCTACTGCCTGGGAATGTACTACAATGAAGCACTTATTGGCGTAGAGGTAAACTATTCTACGTTCCCCCAGCTTATGCTGGAGCAACTGGGATATACAAACTTCTACGAAAGAGAGAAGTTTGATACCTACACAGGAGAAACCAAAAAAGCATATGGCTTTGAGACGACGCAGAAATCCCGTCCAGTGATTATTGATGGGCTGAAGGACGTGGCGAAGCAGGCACTGGATACCATTACCGACCATACAACTCTGGGCGAAATGTTAACGTTTGTATACAACGAGCAGTTCCGTCCGCAGGCGGAAAACGGGGAACACGACGATTTGGTAATGGCGCTGGCAATTGCCCACGGAATTCGGACACAACAAGGCACTGTGGCGGAAATCAATGAGGACGGAAATGCTTTTACCTGGACAGAAGATATGTGGGAGGATTTCAACAAGGCAAATCCTGAAATTCAAAAAATGCTGATTCAGCAGTGGGGCAATCCAAAGTGAGGAGAAAATTATGAGCAAAAACAACCGGAAGGGCAGAGGGCTGCCTGATAATAAAAAAGCGGAAACAAAAACAGACAGAGCCAAGTTGGAACTTTGGCAGAAAAGGCTGAGTCAGAGCGACATCTACTTTGCTCCTGAGGTAGATAAGATGGATAAGCGGGAGCTGACCTATATGGGAGATAGATCGCTTGATACGCACGGAAAGGACGATGCGGATAAAAACGTGAATCAGACGGACCACGTGCGCAATATTGTGTTTGAGAATCTGGAGAGTATGGTCAGCTCTTCGCTGCCGCAGCCGAAGGTAACTGCTATCCGGAAGGAAGATGAATACCTTGCAAACATTATTGAGCGGTATCTACGGAACGAAATGGATCGGCTGCCGTTTGAACGGCTGAATGATATGGCGGAACGGACGGTTCCTATTCAGGGTGGCGGTTTGTTTTGGCCTGAGTGGAATGAGCTGCAGTGCGATCACAACACCGGTGGGCAAATGGAGATTAGTTTCCTGCACCCGAAACAACTCGCACCGCAGCCGGGCGTTTTTACGGGAATCCGGGATATGGACTGGTTTGTTCTGAAGGTGCCCACCACAAAGGAAGCAATACAGCGACGTTACGGAATCAATGTGCGAAATGAGGGCGAGGCGGAGCCGCAGGTACGTGGCGTAAAAGATATAAGCACAACAGAAGACGCGCTGACCCAGTATGTTGGTTATGAACGCAGTCAGGACGGAAAAGTAAATAAATTCTCCTGGGTAAATGATACGGTGCTGGAGGATTTGGACGACTACCAGGCGCGAAGACAGCCGGTTTGCACCCAATGTGGGAGGGTGCGGCCGATGCCCGGCCAAGTGATTAGCAGCGATACAACGTCAATCGGCGCGCTGAGTGTAGAAGAACCTGTGGCGGAAGCGGGACAGGAAATAGCAAGTGCATTGGCTTCTTTGTCTTCTGAAGAAGGTAGTGCTTTGGAGCATCTGCCGGTAGCAGATGCACGAGAGCAGGTGCGAAAATATGACGGCGGTGTGTGTCCTTGGTGCGGCTCAAATTCGTTTGCGGATCGCACACAGGAATACGAGGAAGTGATTGTTCCCATTCGTACAGCTGCAGGTAAGCAAATTCCCGGTGCAATAATGCGTTTTGATGAGGAAGGAAAGCCGGTTACAGTGCCTACACTGATTCCGTTTTACAAACCGGACATTTATCCGGTAGTGCTGCAGCGCAGCGTGTCGGTGTTTGGTCAGCTGCTGGGCAATTCAGACGTCGATGCCATAGCAGACCAGCAAAACACAATTAAGCGCATTGAACGAAAGATCATCGACAGGCTTTTGAAAGCCGGCAGCAAGGTAACACTTCCGGACAATCCTAAGTTCCGGGTAAAAGGACCCGACCAAGAGGCGTGGTACATCAGTAAGGCTGCTGATAAAAATATGATCGGCGTGGTGGAATTTAAGGGCGATCTACAGTATGAATTGCTGTTTTTGAATCAGGTGTACGAAGAAGCTCGGCAAATCCTGGGTATTACAGATTCGTTCCAGGGAAGAAGAGATCCTACTGCAACTTCCGGAAAAGCAAAGGAGTATGCGGCGTCGCTGGCAGCAGGCAGACTGGAGAGCAAACGAGTGATGAAGAATGCTGCTTATGCAGAAATCTTTGAGATTATGTTTAAGTTTGCTTTGGCTTATTCTGATGAACCCCGACCGGTATTCTATAAGAATTCGCGCGGAGATGTAGAATATGCAGAATTCAACCGGTACGACTTCCTGGAAAAGGACGCTGACGGAAATTATTACTGGAATGACAGGTTCCTGTTCTCTGTGGATACATCGGCGCCGCTGGAACGCAATCGGGAGGCTATGTGGCAGGAGCTGCGAATGAATCTGCAGACAGGCGCATTTGGTGATCCCACACAGACGGAAACGTTGATACTCTTCTGGAGCAAGATGGAGGAGCAGCATTATCCCGGTGCTGCACAGACAAAAAAGCACTTGGAAGAACGCGCGCAGAAGGAACGGGAAATGCGCAGCGTAATGACTGGTGCGGGAAATACGCCCGCAGGAGGCACAGGTACGTTACCGATAGCGGGCATATAAAAAGTACAATTCCGATTCAGTATCGGTTTGTAATGAAACCATTGGAAAGGAGGCGCAGCTATGAGCCAGAATAAGGGTTACACCGGCCGTATTAAGCAGGGCGGCAGTCAGGTGGTGCAGGCCCCCAACCAGATTACGGACCCCAAGAAGGGCACCGTAAAGACCGGTAAGGATCTGCGTACCGGTAAAAAGTAAATTTCGACGCAGATCGCCGTGTCAGTAAAAGTACTGGCACACAAAACAACCAATCTTTATAACGCACGGAATAGCGGAAAAATCCAAGCTGCCGAATAGGCAGAGGAAGGAGCCTATTATGGCAGGAATCACAGAAGCAAAAGTATATGAAGCCCTGGGTATCACTCCACCCGGAGACGGTGCAAAAGCGCAGGAGCTCACCGAACCTGCTGCTCAGGTTTCTACAGCTGCTGCAGAAGAAGGTGTAAAAGCGCAGGAGCTCACCGAACCTGCAGAAACAGTGGCGCAAACCGACCCCAGTCAGGAACCTGAGGCAGGCGCAGCCAGTGCGCAGTCGGAAGATCCGACAGAAGGAGCAGGGCAGGAGCTGGGGACGGCTCAACAGACACAAAGTTTGGATCAGCGCAGAGCCAATGCTGCAAGGCGTAGACAGCAGGAGCAGCAGGCGGCAATTGATGCTGCCGTTGCAACTGCACGAGCCGAAGAACAGCAAAAATACAACGAACAAATGCAAATGTTCTTTCAGAACGCTAACCTAAAGGATACCTTCAGCGGAAAGCCCATTACCAATATCGATGAGTTTAATGCGTGGTTTGCCAAGCACCGGGAAGGTCAGCTGGCAACAGCACTGCAGTCCGGAAAAATGACACCGGAACTGCTGCAACAGGCCATTAGTGAACACCCTGTAGTCAAGCAGGCGGCC